GATCCGTTCAGCATGGCTCGAAGAGTCGATGAGCGTGGATGATCTGCCGCTGCCGAAAGGCGCGCCGGATTATTTCGAATATCGCAATGCGTATAGCCGCTGCCGTTTCATGGGACCCGGGAGGGGCTGGGTCGATCCCGTCGCCGAGCGCCAGGGCGCCGTCATGGGTATGGACGCCGCACTGTCCACGCTCGAGGAAGAGGCAGCGGATCAAGGGCGCGACTACGAGGAATTGCTCGAACAGCGCAGCTACGAGCTGAAGCGGTTCGATGAGTTGGGCATTCCGCGTCCGGAATGGGCTGGCCAACAAGTGACTGCGACGCAGGCGGCCAAGAAGCCGGAGGCGATATGATCCGCGCTGACCGGTTTCTCAACGTGCCGTTGGCGCTGTTGCCGCGCGAGGCAGAGCGCCTCGTGCGCGCGATCGAGCGCAGGGAAGAGCCGCAAGCGTTCGTTGTCGAACGTGGAGCTGCATCGCAGGATCGTCCCTACGATCTGATCGAAGGCATCGCCGTCGTCGGCATCAAGGGCGTCTTGGTGCACGAGGAAGACTTCTTTTCTTATTTCTTCGGCGAAATCTCCTACGACCGTATCCGCGCCTGCTTCAATCGCGCGCTGGGCGATCCCGACGTCAAGGCGATCGCGCTGCACGTCAATTCGCCGGGCGGCGAAGTTGCCGGATGCTTCGATCTCGCTGATGAGATCTATGCGGCGCGGGACGTGAAGCCGATCTGCGCCATTCTCGACGAGTGCGCCTATTCGGCAGCCTACGCCTTGGCCAGCGCGGCCGAGACCATCATCGTGCCGCGCACCGGCGGGACGGGCTCGATCGGCGTCGTGACGATGCACACGGACATAACCGGGGCGCTGGAGAAATTCGGCGTCAAGGTATCGACGATCCAGTTCGGCGCACGCAAAACGGATTTTTATCCGACAACGCCGCTGAGCGACGCGGCGCGTGATCGTCTCCAGGCCGAAGTCGATCGGCTCGGCGGGATGTTCGTCGACATGGTCGCGCGCAATCGCTCGATCTCCGCAGCTGCGGTCCGCAAGACCGAGGCCGCGACTTTTCTTGGAAGCGACGGCGTCGCGCAAAAGCTCGCCGACGCCGTCATGTCTCCGCAGGACGCTTTCGACGCCCTGCTGGAAGAAATTGCGTAACAACTCGATCCTCTCAAAACCAGGAGCCCGTCATGAAGCTTCCGACTTTCGCCGGCGTTTCGCCCTTTTCCCGTCGCGCCGCTGCGGTCGCCGCGGCTAAGGCCAAGGCCGACGGCGACGAAGAGGAAGACAAGGACAAGAAGACCAAGAAGGCCGAGGGCGACGAGGAGGATTCCGGCGACGAGGAATCCAAGAAGTCGAAGAAGGCCGAGGGCGACGAGGACGAGTCCGACGAGGACAAGAAGAAGTCGAAGAAGGCCGAAGGCGACGAGGAGGACGACGAGTCCGAGGACGACAAGAAGAAGTCCAAAAAGTCGAAGAAGGCCGAAGGCGACGAGGAGGACGACGAGAAGGACGAACCCGAAGCGCGTGTGAGCGCTGCCGACGTCGCGCGGATTCGTGCCGGCGAACGCAAGCGCATTTCCGCCATCGTCAGCTCCGAGGCCGGTCTTGCCAATCCCGATGCGGCCTACGAGCTCGCCGTCAACAGCGACATGCCGACCGCCAACGCGATCGCGATGCTGCGTGCGGTCGGTCCGGCGAAAGCGCAGGCTCCCGCGAAGGACAATCTGCGCGATCGCATGGCGAACACGAAGCAGCCGGATATCGGCGCCGGCGGCGACGAGGCTCCCGCGCCTGGCGATCCCAAGGCGCTGGCGGCCGCCATCATCAACGCCGGCAAGAAGCGTCGCGGCGAAGCCGCCTGATCCCACTTCGCGTCCCGCATCGCGGCCATTCCGCGACAAACTGAATCCCAGGCATCTCACTCGAAAGGAGTGGCCCCATGGCTTTGACCCCTTCCATCATCGGCGACAATCCCCAGCAGCCGTCCGTAGTCGCGGAAAGCTTCATCCCCGATCAGCTTATTGCCGGCGACCTCAAGCTCGTCAGCGATATCGCGATCATTGCCGGCAGCGCGGTCCTGCAGCGCGGCAGCGTGTTGGGGCTCAGCAAATACGGCAGCATCGCCGGCACCGCGGGCAAGGCGTTTGCTTCCGGCACGATCGTGGTCGCGGCAGTGCCGACGGCAGGCGATACGTTGACGATCGGCGGAACGGTCATCACGTTCCAGGCGCCGGTCTTCGATGTCGCGCCGGCTCCCGGCGTTGTCTATATCGGCGCCACGACGGCGGCGACGGCGCAGAACCTTCTCGCGTATCTGGAAGGCTCGACCGATGTGAACCTGGTGAAGTTCACCTATACGCTGGCCGGCTCGACCATCACGGCGACTGCGGCGACGCCCGGCACCGGCGGCAACGCCCTCACGCTGGCGACGTCAGACGCGGGCGCGTTCACGCTTTCGGGCGGGACCCTTGCGGGCGGCACGGCGAACACCGGCAATGCGACGCTCAGTGCGATGTCGGCCGGCCCCAAGATCATCGCAGGCAATTACGTGGCGACCTGCCTGACCGCCACGACGGCGCAGGTGGTCAATCCCGCCGGCGACGAGATCGGCGTGGCGACGTTCGGCACCCCGTTCGTCGACAATCAGATCAACTTCACGATCACGGCGGGCGGCACGCCTTGCGCCGCCGGCGACGCCTTCGTGTTCTCGGCAGCGCCGACCACTGCGGGCCTCTACAAGCTCTGCACCGCCGGCGCCGTCGACGGCACGGAAGTGCCGGCCGCGATCCTTGCCGATTTCGCCGATCCGACCGCCGGCAACGTCAATGGCGGCGTCTATCTGATGGGCGAATTCAACGCCAATGCGCTGGTGCTCGATCCGAGCCTGAGTCTTGCCGCTGTGAAGGCCGCGTTCATGGGCAAGGGCATCTTCATCAAGAACGTCGTCTCGGCGCTCGATCCGAGCTGACCGCTCGAATCTCTCGCAACGCTTCACGGCAGTTCGCGTCCCCGCTCTCATCCCGGTTTAACGGAGATCCATCATGGCCCCTGTTGGAGGCAACCTCATCTACGATACCAATACGCTCATCCAGGTTGTCCCCAACCTGAAGCGTTCGACGAACTTTCTGCTCGACAAGTTCTTCCCGAACATCGTCATGGCGGACAGCGAGTTCGTCTCGATCGACGTCGACGTCGGCAAACGGCGTATCGCGCCGTTCGTGTCGCCGCTGGTCGAGGGCAAGCTGGTCGAGCAGCGCCGCATGCAGACCAATACGTTCAAGCCGGCGTACATCAAGGACAAGCGGGCGCCCGATCTGCGCAAGCCGGTCCGGCGCATGATCGGCGAGCGCATCGGCGGCGAGTTCAGCGGCGCCGAGCGCGAGATGGCCAACCTCGAACTGGAAATGACCGACCAGGTCGACATCGTCGATCGCCGCCTCGAATGGATGGCGGCCTCGGCTCTGTCGACCGGCACGGTGACGATTACCGGCGACGGCTTCCCGACCGTCGTCGTCGATTTCGGCCGCGACTCTTCGCTGACCATTGCGAAGACCGGCTCGGCCAAATGGACCGTCGCCAACGTCACTGCCGGTACTGCATCGCCGACTAGCGACATCGAGAACTGGCAGCGCCAGATCCTGAAAAAGTCCGGCGCGACCGTGAACGATATCGTGTTCACGACGTCGGCGTGGGAAGGCTTCATCGCCGATCCGCTGCTCAAGGGCGCGATCTACTATCCCAAGCTCGGCGACAGCGGCAACGTGATCGACCCGGGCGCGAAGATCGCGCGCGGCGCCGTCTACAAGGGCCAGTGGGGCCAGTATTCGTTGTGGATCTACAACGAATGGTACGTCGACAGCGGCACCGAAGGCGGCCAGACGGACAAGGAATATCCGATGCTGACCGACGGCACCGTCGTGATGTCGGGCCCGGACATGATGGGCACGCGCGCCTTCGGCCAGATCCTCGATCCGGCCTTCAACTACGCGTCGCTGCCCTACGCGCCGAAGACCTGGGTCACCGAAGATCCGGCGCAGCGCTATATCATGATGCAGTCTTCGCCGATCGTGATCCCGTCGCGGGTCAATGCGGCGCTGTCTGCCACGGTCTGCGACGCCGTCTTCGGCTAAGGCGGCATCTGAAAATCGGGCGCGGCTTTAATCGGTCGCGCCCGTCATTCTTTCAAAGATCAACGATCAAATCGCGAGGAACAAGACCATGGGTCAGAACGATCAGCGTCCGCAAGAGTCACCCCGCATGCTGCGCGGCACCGTCGCGCGCGGCCGGACTGTCGAGATTCCGCAAGGCGAGAAGGTTGTCGTCGCGCATTCGCCGGAAGGCCGGCCGATCACGCGATCGCCCGTCAAGTCATACGGCCCGGGCAGCGAGGTCGAGCTGCCGGCGAAGGAGCTGATGACCCTGCGCGCGAGCGGCTTCATCATCGATCCGGATGCGGTGATGCCGCCGCTGGCGGAAGGCCCGCACTATACCGAGAAGGGCGCGCACGCGTCTGCGGCCTGATCCAGTCGGCCGATCGGCGCTCGCCATGCAGAACTATCTCGGCGATGGCCAGATGGTCATCATCGCTTCTGCGCCGGCGCCGGTCGTGTCCGGCCAGGGCCTGCTGGTCGGCGCGATGTTCGTCATCTGCGCCGCCAGCGCCGCCGAAGGCCAGCCGGTCCAAGGCTGGCTGACCGGCATGTATCAGCTGCCGAAGAACTCCGCCGATGTGTGGACGCTCGGCCAGCTGATCTATTGGGACAACACGGCGATGCTGGCGACGTCGACGGCGGGCGGCAACACCAAGATCGGCGTTGCGACCGCGTCCGCCGCGAATCCAAGCAGCGTCGGCAACGTGCGTCTCAATGGCGCGTTCTGACCGGGAGCGCGCGGCATGGCGATCGATTTCTCGGACCTGGTGCTCGGTCCGTGCATGGATGCGTTCGCTATTCCGGTCACCGTCGCGCCGGCCAAGTCTGCGCCCGGCAAGCCGTTCTATTCGGGCGTGCGCGGCAGCTGGAGCGTCAAGCCGGTCCTGATCGAGACCGCGACCGGCTTTCATTCGACCAATCAGCCGACGCTCGGCATTCGCCTGGCCGATTGGGACGCAGTCGGACAGGCGTACCCCGAACAGCGGGATATTCTGTCGCTCGACAACGATCCCGCCGGCATCTGCTGGGAAGTGACGGACGCGCAGCCGGACGGCCAGGGCGGCGCCGATATCCAGGTGCGCATGGTGCGCGGCTCGCTGCGGCAGGCGGCGTCGGATGCGGCGGCGGCGATCGCGGCGGATACATCGCCGTGACGCTGGCGCCCGGCATCTACTATCCGCAGGGGCCGATCGCGATCCGCGACGGTACGCATGCGCGCCTCGAGGACATCACGGGCGTCAAATATGTGCTCAAGACCCGGACGCTGCCGACCAAGGACGATCAGCTTCCGGTCATCTGCGTCGCCCATGGCGGCGAGAGCGGCCGCGCCAACGGCGACAACAACGTCGGCGCGCCGAAGTTCATAAACGATCTGAAGCTCCTCATCACGGTCGTGGACGTCGCGACCAGCGATCTCGTGCTCGACGCCGGCATCGCGCGGATGGTCGAAGAGATCAAGCAGACGCTGTTCACGGACACGGGCTGGCTGGAGCTGTTCGAGGCGATCGACGGCTTTTCGGTCAGCTATCATTTTCCGCGCGAAGCCGAGGTTCTGTTGTGCGAGGCGCGCATCGAGCTCACGCTGGTCTATCGCAGCGATTGGCCGCCGTTCGTGGAAAACACGCTCACGGAAGTCGACGTGACATTCAAGCTCACGGCGACGGGCGATACGATCACTGAGGTGATCTCGCTGGAAGAAGAAACATCCGGCAACTCGCTCGATCTGAGCGATCCCGCCAACAGCCAATACGATCCCGCCCTCGATCTTTAAGTTCGGAGACAGAACATGGCCGATATCGTCAAAGTGTTTCCGACCAAGGCGACGGCGCTCAACGTGTGGCATCCGATCGCCGGCAAGGCCAAGCCCGAAGGCGCCGAGTGGCCCTACGACGTGTTCACCTGCAGCCGCCTCGCGGACGGCTCGTTCACGGACGATCCGAAACAGGCTTTCAAGCCGCCGCCGGCGAAGACGCCGGCGGACAAGCCGTTCAGCGCCGCGGCCGCGGCGGCGCAGGACGGCAACGCGAAATAGCTTCCGCTTAGCGTTCCGTCGCGCGCTTCCCCTTCACCAGAATTCAGCGAGGGCCGCCCATGGCCGGCATCAACACTGGTATCCCGGAAAACTTCCTGCTGCCGCTGTTCTGGGTCACGGTC